TTCTAAATTTATTGCTTTAGCTGCTTCATCATAGTGTTTGACTACAATTCCCATCACATTCGGCATACTATCAAGAATAGACTTAAACTCTTGACCTCGCACAGTAACGCCACCTAACGCTTGTTCTAACTGCAATAAACCACCTCTAACAGCATTAGGACTTGTACCCATGATAGCAAGTGATTTCGTCACAGTGTCAATCATATTAACAGTATCACCCTGTGACATATTTAATGACTCAGCCGCACGCGACATTCTTAAATACAACGTAGTGATAGAATCTAATGGAGCGCGAGCATCGACAGCAAGTTTAAACAATCTTTCTTGCATACCAGCCGCATTACCTGTCTTTTCAGTAGCGATACCGACTGCGTTGGTAAAATGTGTCCATTGGTCAGCATATTCCATAATCTGACGACCTGACATCGCCACACCGACCATCATTAAGGTTTGTTGGAGTTTGTTTAGACTGTTTGAGAGTTCGTTGATAACTGATGTTTGATTGCTTGAACCTGTTTGGCGACTTTGTGCAATTAACTGTTGTTGGCGATAAGCTAGGTTATCTGCTTCTTGTCTACGAATTTCAGCTTCCATTCTAGCTGAATCTGAAAATCTAGTTTGATTTTGAACATTAACACTTCCCATTTGAGAAGTCATTGGAGAATTAGGATTTAATCTCGGTGGAACGTAGGTAGATGATTGTGACATTGCAGCGGTCATAGCGTGCGTATGAGCAATTTTATCTGCTAAAATAGCGGCATCAATTTCTTTTAATGTTTGTCTTTGCGCTCTCCATGCCGCTAATTCACGATTCATGTCAATCGAAATTGCTTCTTCATGTGCAGTATTATATGCCCTTTGGTCAGCAAGTTGTTTATCTTGTCTAGCTTTTTCTTCATTCATGTATTTAACATGAATTTCGCCTAACTTATTGTAATGTTCTTTTACTTGTCTTTCAACGTCCAAATAACCTTGTAGTTGTTTTTGCCATTCTGCATAATTAACACCATCAGACGCTCTTGTTGTCGCAACCATAGGTCTATCTGTAGCCATTTTATTCAACGATTGATTATTATGTCCAGCTTCAGCTATACCTTTTTGTAACTCTTTACTTATGTTTCTTGATAGCTCAATTATTTTATCTTCTGCTAATTTAGTATTGATATTCAAAGAAACCATAATTTCTTTTCTTGAAATATCTAACAAACTGCTTTTCATTCTCTCAGCAGCTTTTTCAACGATAGCGACTTGTTCATTACTAGCTTGTTGAATCACAGATGTTGCTTTTTTACTTCCTTCGGTCACGGAGTTAGAAAACGCTTTACCTAAACCATCAATCTTACCGCTTAGATTATTGATAGCTGTTTCAATACCTTTAAACGCTTCCATATCAACAGACATCTTCATTGGTTTTTCAATCTGACCTCGTGCTTGCGCTAAGGTCTGTTGAATTTTACTCATTGAAGGGTCAATTGAGCTAGTATCAAATCTAACCGTGATATTTTCAACTCGTTTCAGCGTAGCATATAAGGTGTCTAATGCCGAAGCAGTTGTGGTCGCTTTCTTGCCTAAATTTTCAATGGTATTGGTTGCATTGTTATCGGTAACTTTTAACTCAATACTAACGCTATTTTCTTCTGACATTTTAATTCCTTATTCTGATGTTTCGGTTTCTGATTGTTTATTGTAATGCTCTAAAAATACCCTATCTAACATCTTAATAACTCGTGTTTCATAAGGTGATAATTTATTCCCTGTTAATGTACACCATGACACAATTTCTGTGTAACTAATCGCATTTACACCCATTCCTGATTGACGTGTTGAATTCAAATCTAATATGAATTCCCACAGATATGTAACACAATTAGACACAGTAACAGGTTCTAACATCGGGTCTTTGATATTGTGATTGGTAAGTAATGATTCTAACGACTCTCTAAGCGTAGAACCGTCTTTTTGTTTAGCTGACAGTTCTAACTCACGTTTAGCGAATTCTATAAGCTCATTAATCATATCGTCTAGCTTCTGAGCTAACTCATTCGATACACGAAGTACCTGATGTCTAATGTAAGGATTAGTTGCACACAGAGTATTAGCGTTACCTTGAGTGCAGGGTTCTTCAATACCATCCCAATTGACAATTCGTGTTGTGGCGGCTAGTATTTCAAGTTCTGTTTCATTCAATGTAGAATAACCATTCTGAAACTCAGCCATACGCTGTGATAAGATAAGTTTTGATTTTAATGCAGAAGATGTTTGTTCGGCATGAGCAGATGTCACAGTGATAAATAGACCTATCCCTTTACCTGTTAATTCTGAGGTAACTTCAAACACATAAGGCGTTTCGTCAATAGGGAGTAATTTCATAAATAATCGGACATGAATTTGGTTCGATTATTATTTCATAAATACTTGTGAAAGTCAAGTGTTATAAGAATAAATAAAAACCCGATGGTTTAGGTCGGGTTTAGGAATTTCTAAATAAAAGAAAACCCTGTCAACAATTAAATTCGACAGAGTTTGCCTTTTTCTATGGAGATAGAATTACTTTGTGAAGTTAGCTACATTTCCACTAGCCTGCATAATTTGTTCACGGATAGTTGGATTAGTTCTAACTAACGTCAGTGCATTTTCAGGAGTGAAATCTTCTTCGATTCCTTTCCAACCAACGATACGTTTTGCAGCTAATTCAAAACCAAACAACAAATCATCTTCTACTTTATCAGCAGGAGCGTCTTTACCTTTTTTAGCAGCGATTCGAGCTGCTTCACGTTTACCATTTACCGCTTTCGCAATCAAATCAGCGATAACTTTACTGTGTTCACCGATAATATCAATTTCAATACCAGTCGCTTGACCAGATTGTTCGTCGATAATTGATAAAGTGTAAGGTGTGTCTGATGCTTTTTCTACGTTTAATGAACTTAATGAAATTGCCATATTGTATATCTCCACTATTTATGTTAAAATTTAATTGCACAATTGCAATACGCGCGATACTATCATGATATGCGTCTGTTGTCAAGTGTTTTGTTGACTTTATTTTAGGTGAATGTGATATATTACATTTTTTATTTAGGAGATTGAGAGATGATTGAACCTACACCGTTGCCGTCGCATGAGATTTTACACAGTAGGCTGCATTATAATTCAGAAACAGGTGATTTAATTTGGAAAGACCGAGATGTTAGTTCGTGCAAACGAGAACAAGATGCTAGATGTTGGAATAAGAAGTATTCAGGCACTATCGCAGGTGTTGATAATCACGGACATTTACGATTACAGATTGATGGAATTAAGTATTTCAATCACAGAATAGTGTGGAAAATGGTCACTGGTAAAGACCCTGAATTTGAAATAGACCATATAAATTTAGACAGAAAAGACAACCGATTTGCTAATTTACGAGATACCGATTCAAGTCAAAATGCTAGAAATAAACAAACGAGCTGTAGAAACACAAGTGGTTTTAAAGGGGTTGATTTTAAGAAGAACAGTGGTAAATGGCGAGCTAGAATTAGAGTTAATGGTGTTCAGACTTGTTTAGGTATTTTTAATACCGCAGAAGAAGCAGCGCAAGCCTATATAAACGCTGTTGAACCATATCATGGTGAATTTGGTAGGATTAAGTGAATAATAAAAACCCGTCTAAAATTAGACGGGTTTTTATTTACATTGAAATCAAATAATTCTACAGTGCAGAATCTTGAATTTGGATAGTCGTTTCTTCAAAATTTGTAACGCCTAGCGATTTCGAGTACAATAAAGCACTAAATGGCATAGTCATAATCAAACCGCGTTCGCCGTCGTCCTTTGATGCACCAGTGAATTTAACTTTAGGTAATACCACAGACATAAAGTTACCGTTTGCATCACTATCAGCACGGAATACAGCAATGATAGATACTTCGTCTTGATTCAAGAATGAATCGCGGTATTTAGCATCAATGAAGTAAATAGAGCTGTTACCTGTTACGTCAACTGCACCAACAAAGATGTCAGGTGATGTGTCAGAACCTACCACAGAAGCAGTAGAACCGTTACCGTTCACAGTTAAGTCAAAAGAAGTCAACAAACCTACTTTTTCAAGTACACTTGTTAAACCTTTTTTGTTTTTAATGTATAACGCGCCTGTCGTAGCAGAAATTACACTGTCAGTACCTGAAGCAGTCGGGTTAGCTAATTGCTGAACCTGTGTTGCCTTCATACCAGTTCCCATGAAAGTGAAATCTGATGTAGCCATTGCAGACGGACTTAATTTCAACGCCATTTGTGTTACACGACAACCACTGAATACTTCAGATTCACCGATGTCACTGTACCAATGTTCAATTGAGTATGAATCTTTTGTGTGACCTGTTTTAGGCACATAGGTTTTCATACCTTTAACTGTGATGTTCGGCGTAATCGTCAAACCTGTTAAAGCGATGTTAGCTGTAAAGTTATCTTTCAATAAATCCAACACGATTTTAGTTGCGGTGTTTTCAATCAAGATAAAGTTATAGTTATTAAACGCATCCAATGTTCCAGGGTGTCCCCAGTTAGTCACAAATACCACATCGCCGACTTTCAATGTAGCGGTGGTATCAGTCGAAGTCGTTAATGTTAAACGAGCAGTATCTTTTGACGCGCCAGCGGCAGAAATAGATACGGTAGATGCAGTAGCGCCCGTTGTGAAATCTCTACGCAATGTAGATTGGATGAAGTCCGCGTAGGTGCGATTGGACAACTCCCCGTTAATCGTACCATCTACCGTATTCGCTCCTACAGATACATCGGACCTTTGTTGGTCACTACGAATCTCGTTAGATTTGAATGTTGATTTTTTCAAGTCTAAGTTACTGGTTACACGGCGTAAATACTTAGGTGTGATTGAAGTCACGAATGTGATTGCGGCTGTCGCAGGGCTTGTGACCAATACAGGATATACTGTCAAACCTGTAGTTGCAGTACCTGATGAAGTCGATGCTGTCACAATGTAAGAATAACCGCCGATTGTTAAGCGTTGACCAACAGGAATCAAACCTGTAGCAAAAGAACCTACTGTCACGGTAGCCGAACCAGCAGAACCTGTAGCAGTTGCTGTAGTAGCAGATGTCGGAGCTTGACCGATAGTAGGTGAAGCCGCTGTGCTAATTAAGAATTCTTCTGTACTGTTAAGCACAGTTACTTTTGCACCAGCTACATAGTTATTCAACGCTTTCGCATCACCCGCAACTAACGATACGACCGTAGCAACAGTTGTGTTACCGCCCGAGTTAGTTGTAACAGCCGTGATTTTATATTTATCAGAACCAATTTGGAATAATTGACCAACTGCCAATAAACCTGTTACAGTAACGTTTGTACCGATAACTAAATTACTACCTTGAGCAATTCCTGTTGATACCGCTAATGTTGCAGGAGAGGTTAAACCTTCACCCGCCAAATCTTGAACTTTTCCCAATTCAAACTCTTTAGCGTAGCTAAGTTGTTTGAAAATACCATTTGCAATTGAAATTGCCATAATTTAATTCCTCTTAATCGATTAAGTAAAAATATCTGCTGTAAAGAAAATCCTTACAACTACTACAAATCGGTCTACCTCATTAGGTAATACTCGAATGTCTGGTGTTTTATCGCACAAAACTCTGCGATTATCTTTTGTTAAAATAGTTCCAATTTTAAACGCTGTGCGGATTTTCTCTGCTTGTGTCATAATTGCAACCGTTCCGTTTCCTAATGGATAACGAAGTGTTATTTGAAAAATCCCTTTTTCTCGATACATTACTGAATCTGCAACGGTTGTATCTTCTGGTGAATTCATAAGTAAATACGCAGATTGATACGGTACATTTGTAACGGGTGTAAATGTCACGTTTTCAAATTGAGTTGACACTTTTGGTGTGAGGGTTGCGAGTTTAGTTTCTAATGCAGAACGAATTGATATTTGACTCATTTTGACATCCGTTTTGCTTTAGTGAGTAATGAAGGTGTTTCTTGAGCAACTAATCCTGCCACTGCGTGTGGGATGTTAGTTGTTGATTGCTCATTGTGAATAGCACTACCGTATTCAATTGCTTTAGCGTATGGTGTACTATTAGTAAAATAATGTTTTGTGAATAATAATTTATTTCCAGCAATATTATTTTTTAGAAGTCTACCTGTCGGAGTATCTCGCTCTTGAAATGAATCATCTCTATCATCTTCGTGATTAAAGTATTCAAATACTGGAGAACCTATCGAATGTAACCAATTTGCTTTATATTTACCAGGTGTATAATCGTCCGTAGGCTCATACATTGTCCATTTTTCAGGTTGACCTACAGGTGAACGATACATCAATTCTTCTACCATCAAATTAAGCGTATTATCCACAATAACCTTAGCTCTATCGTGAACTTTCTTTGTAAAGTATCCTTCGAGCTGATTCAAATTCATTACGAAATGCCTCGTACAGAAACTTCAAACAATAAGTTAGTTCCTGCTGGATTCGTTTCAATCACATTAACGACGGAATAATCCTTACTGTTTACAGTGATAGTGTCTCCGATTTCGACGCTCAACAGACCTGTCGGCTTGATGAGCAATCGCTTATCACCTCTCAGAATTGTTGCTCCGTTAATATCTTTTTCACCGTAATCAAACATTGAGCCTTTAGTTAAAACAGTCGATGTAGTATTAGACACGGTACCAGTATCAACGTCATATTCACCGTATATAGGATGGGTAACAGTAATTGATTGTCCGAATTCAATGATAATATCATCCACAGTTAAAGCTAATTCAGCCCAATTCATTGTCGTACCAAATACCCAGAGTTTGATTTAAGATATGGTTTCATCAGTAAGTCTGCTGTAGGATACGATGCAAACATATCGTTTCTTTGAGAGTTGGGCGCAAAGTTAGTTTCTTTTTCAATTGAACCCACTTTAATACGAGTGCTTACTGCCGCATCTGACGCTACGTCTTTAACTAATGTTCCCTGAATAGCACGATACGCATACTCACAAGTCGCTCTTTCGATACCTTGTGAGTTTATAGTTATGCCTGTAGATGAATCTTTACGAGGAAATGATAATGCTTGAGGAGTATCTGGGAATAATTTATCGCCAGATACTTTACTTGCGTAACGCATTTCGATATAATCTGTTGCAAGAATTAAAGCAGATTGTTTAGCGTCGTCAAAGTAGTTATCCCAGACAGTTAAACCTCGTTCTGCGAAATATAAATTTGCGTAAGCTACTGTCACATAGCTATTAGCGTCTATTTTACCTGTACCATCTTCAACTACGAATGCCATTAGAATCCTTTAGATAAATTGCAGCGATAAATCAATATCTCTAACTTCACCTAATGATGAAGTTACTTTACAATTAAGCGTTGTGTTCAGCTTGAGATTATTACCTGAAACTCTAGCAACAACTTTGTTCACGGATAACTTAGAACCTTTCAAGATTATATTGTCTACGGTGTATATTAAATAACTACTTACCGTGTCGAACTGATTAGAAAAGTCGAAAGTAACGTCAGTTACCCAATCTTTATCAATTTTTAATGTTGAATTGCTAGTCACATAATAGGTGGTATTATCTGCAAACGCAGTTATTATCGAACCTATACCAGAGCTTGTTTGAGCTTGAGAACTACTCATAATCTACAATCCGCTAGATGTAGGTAAAACTGAATGTGTAAAACTTGTCAATGTAATAGTATCGCCAAGTGCAAACGCCGCTTGAGTGATGTTTTCAGTAATTGTACCAACTGACACATCCATTACAGCAATGCCATTCACAGTGAATCGTCCCCATGTTGGTGTAATAGCAGCGACAGCAACGCCTGATGTAATAGTATTTGCTGTAATAACGCCATTTACTGGAGAACCAAAAGCAACTGTCGATAATGTTAAATCTACACCTTTTGTTTGAGTTGTAACTGTTGTCTCTACAGTAGCTGGTTGTGTACCATCATAGTAACTAAGCGTTGCCCCGTTAAGTCTGGTCGCTAAGTCTGTAGCTTGAGCATTGATAACTACAACTGATATTTGTGTGTTTTTAGCCATTTATAAACTCCAGCCTTCGGTAGTGGTATTTAGCGTCATAATTTATTATTTCCGTTTCTTAGCTTTTGCTTTAGACTTAGCTTTACTTGCTGTAGATAATGCAATCGCCAGGCTTTGTTTATATGAACGCCCATGCGACATTTCTAAGGTGATATTCTTACCGATTGACTTTTTGCTGTAGCCTTTGGTGATTGGCACGATAATTTCCTTGTAATTAAAAATCAAATGTGTTAATAAGTAAATACTAGCACAATAAAGTATTTTTGTCAAGGTAAATACACAAGATACGAAAAAGCCCGTGTCGTTAATGATACGGGCTTTAAAATCACCTAATTTTAGGTGGTGGTAACTTGCGTTTTAGCTTTAACACGTTTCTAAGATAACCTCGAAAGTATGTGATTTAGAACTATCAGCCGCGCTTGAGTTTGTCACATATACAGCAAGAACTGTTGCTGTTGTTGTCACATTAGGCACAGTTACGGCTGTAGGGATAGCTGCAATTTGACCGTCAGTTCCAACAGAGTTTAATTTCTTAACAGTTGTTGCAGAAACAACGTTTAATTTAGCCCGACCAGATACAAATAAATTGGTACTGGTAATAGTATCGGCTGCTGCTCCTAGTGACGTATGTGCTTCTGCGCCTACTGCTGATAATGACACAGTGGGGGCGGTTGTACCAGCAGTGCCTGTTTTTTCAATTGTTGTCTCAACGACTAAATTGTTACCTACTTGCAACAAGCCAATCGGCAATGTGACTCCTGTTGTTTTTGTTGCCGCAGTTGTGCTAGTTACAGCAGTTCCCGCAGTAACTTGATTAGCTAAGATAACTCGTCCACCGACAGCTAAGTATTTCGTACCATTGCTGTACCAATAAGAACCATTCACACCAACGTCTGTAATAAATACAGTATCCATAAACGGTACAATTTTAGTCACATCTGGGCGTTTAGCCCACGTTGAGGTATATTCAGTAACGTCAATGTCACGGCTGACACCTGTTGTATTATCTACGACTTTTAAACTTGCGTTTTTCATGTTTTTCCTTTTAAATTAAGAGAATGTTTTTACATTTATTGTCACAGCGATAGACTGGTTGGCTGTTAATGGTAAGTAAGCTACCACATATTCACTAAGAGAATTGTCTATTTTGTTTTGCAACCACATTAAATAATTAGCCGTTACCTCTTGTGATTGAGCCACGTTGGATACAGGAACTGAATATAAAACTCGCCCTGTGTTTGTCACGGTTTGAGTAGTCGCTGAACCTTCTTGCATTCTACCGATGTTTGCGTACGTTAAGGGCGCTGATAACGTAGGGTCTTTTAGCAACATCAAAATACCACAGTCTGATGTAACGCCATTTACAGCTCCGATGCTTGTGATTATCGTCGCGTTATCCCTAAAAGCAACTTGTTTTTTAAGTCCTTTTAATGCGTAAACAGTACCAACTGTGTTACAAGTTATCAACGCAGGGGTGTATAATGCTCGTGATTCCCCACTTTCATTACTACTCCCTTCCGTTGAAACTTGTGAGCAAATTGCTTTTAATGACCCAGCCCCAGTTGTAGAATTAATTTCATAACGAATGGGTTGATTTGGTGATTTAATAAACGTCCCGTTATTTGCTCCTGCGTGGTAGTAGGTATGTATCAATGCAAATTCATCATTGGGTAACTTTAAGAACAATCGTAATTCAGTCCCTCCTAACCATAAGAAATCAAACATTGCAACGGTAAACTTGCTCCAATCGTAATCTTTAATTCTAATGTAATTGTCCCATAAGGTACTCGGAATACTTGTCAACAATGAACCATTGTTATAAATAGATAAGTTAATTTCTGTCGGTGTCGATTCTAAAAAGAAACCGTCAAGCACAGTATTGTAAGGGGTTGTTGCACTAGAACTAAAGTAACCAACACGTTTAGTAATCCCTGCCTGAGATTGGAAGTTTTCAAACGTCAATTCAACAAGTTGTGATTTACCACTAAAATATGGAATCGTCACATTAGATTGTCGAATGCTGTATTGCCCAGAGGTAACACTCATGTTGATTGTATTATTACTAAACGCAACAGCCCCTGTACCAACAGAATGCCACAAATCTTCATTGTCAAAATTTAGAGACTTACCATCAAACAACGTAGTCAATTGAGATGTGCGTATTCGTCCGCCAGCGTCATGTGTAGCGGATGGAAATTCGACCATTTCTACATTACCGAGTTTACGCATAATTTACGATTCCAATTTAAAATCTTGGTGAAATGTAAGCATTTACTTCTAGGGGTTCATATCTAATGTAATGTCGCCACAATCCTGTAGAACTTCCACCAGTGACAGTAAGTTTTAAATAACCTCTAGGTACGCGAATACCGCGAGAATCCATATTTAAAGAAATCCCAGATACCGCTACATTAGGAGCTGACGATAAGGTTGTATTGTCACAGATTACAGTTGTACCTACCGTAGCATTAGCCAATGTGGCAGATGCGCCTGTAATGTCGGTTGTGCCATCCAATGCAGATTGCATTGTGTATTTTACACGAGTTCCTGTACCATCATTAGCAACATAACATTCAGAACATAAAGACAGTATTTGACAATCTCCATGCACATCAAAAATAATCAATCCGTCTGAAATAATACCTGTGTTTGTTGTCGCAATATGGTCGCTGGCGGATTGACCTAGCTGACGCATGTTATTCAACCTCGCCGTTAAATACCATCAATGCTGACACAGTTCCTGTTACAGCAGTCACATCTACAACGATTACTGCCGCGCTATCAACAACGTAGTTACCTGACACTGTGACTGTTGTAAGCACAGAGTCCATCGCATTAACGCCAAACGGATTACTGATAATCTTAACTGTTGCTGTACCAGAGATATTGATGCAAACTGTACTTAATGCAGGACAATATGTTCCACCTGAGCGCGTCGCAGTGGTCACAGATAAGGTTTTAGTTTGTCTGTATGACGAAGTTGTACCAGCAACTAACACATCAACAGGTTGAAAAATATGTCCAATTTGCATTATCTGTATCTCCGACCATTCAAGTGTCTGCGTCTAATCATGTCAATTGGAGCAGGTTGATAAGTGCCGTTTGCAATAGCCGCTTCTTTATTTGCTTGCACTGAAGCCATATAATCAGCGTAGCCGATAGCGTAGTGATTAGGGTCTGCCTGATTAGGCAATTTAGCTTCGAGTGTTTTCAACTGAGCATCTGTCTCGTGCAACTGCAATGTCGCAAGATTGATGTCACGTTGCAAAGATTCAGACTTATCGCGCAACGCTTGAATTTCAGCTTCTAATTCAGTAAGCGGTAATTCTGGTACGGCTGGAGCGACTGGCACGGCTTCTACTGCGGTTTCAGTCTTAGGCTCATTAGGAATCCATGTTTTCACATTCTCACGAGTTAAACCAAAAGCAACCTTGTTAATATCAGCACGGGTAATTGATTCATCACCTGTAATAGCTTTTACTGCTGAAATAGCAGGTAAGCCGTCAGATGTCCATGATTTGTCGTCTAAGACGTTTAATTGTTTAATTTTTTCTAGCATTTATAATCCTTGTGATTAGTTATAAGGTAGGTTGACTTATCATTAGTTATCCGTAACTAACCAAACGAACATCTTGTCCGATAAGTCAACCTTATATAAATTACGCTTGGCGAGTAATCAAACGAGCAATTTTAATTTGCTTACGTTCTGCGAATACTCGTTTCCAGCTAGAAGCTGTCGCTAAAGTTGCATTCGATGGACCGCCTTTTGTAGCAGTACCAACATAAGCAACACCGCTTGGAGCAATACACCATTCCCAACGTGAGAATAATTCTTCGCTACCACCACCGTTACCGCTGCGTGGGTCACGATATACTTCAGTTGGTGTTTTTGGATTACCGAAACCTAAACGCACTGCACCGTCACCAAAAATCCATGACTCAGCAACTTTGGTTGAAGTGTTGTACGGCATTTCGTCATCGACGATTACCCGCATATCTTGGAAGAACGGCATTTGCAATGTACCTGTAGAATCAGGAACAAAGTCAATTAAGTCGTTTTTACGCATACCTGCGAATACGATACTGTGTACGAAAAGTGTTTTCAATGAAGTGAAGCTATCTCCCATTGTAAACGCTGCGTCAATAAACGATTCGGTTGTGAAGTCTGTAATACCTTTTGAAAAACTCGAACCTGAAACATCCCATGTCATATCGTTAGCAACGTGTTCTGACGCATCTGGAGCAGCCGCGTTGTCAGCAAATACACCTTTCACAGTATTCACAAATGCAGATTGCAACATGCTTGCACGATAATCCGCTACGCGACTAGCAATAGCCATCAATGGGTCTTCACCTGCCAAATCACCTGCTAAATCCGCTGCACCCCAAGATTGGTTACGCGACAAACGTACTTGAATCTCAGTTGCGCTGCCAATTTTACCTGCTGACGCAACAGTATCTTGGTCATCAGACACACGGTCAGCGGTACGCGCAAGGTCTTTGAATGAAGGAATGTTAGTCGTGATGCCACCACCACCTAAGAATTGGTCTAACAAAGGGTCGCGAACTACCGCGCCTGATTTGATAAGATTTGATTTTTGTTCTGTTAATTGTTGAACGTATGGTGTAAAATGACTAGGTACTACGATGTCGGAAATGATTGTACTTGATAAATCTGCCATGTTTTAAAGCCTCATATAGTTTTTGCTATGTGACTTTTAGGATGATGTCACATAACTTGATTAAGTTAGATAACATATTCATCCCCCATGTTCAGAATAAGTTTTGGTAGCCGCATAGCCATCTATGGGCGAATGTTGGTAGCGTAGCATAGATGGGTTGATTTGTCAAGTGTTTTGTGGTAGGTGTGGTAAATTATTTACTGGGATGGTGGAAAGCCATTCTCTAAGTTCCTCGCGCGTTAGGTTTGGAGGTACAACTGTACTTGGAGCTTCTACGGCTTTACGCATTCTTTCTAGGTCGAAGGTGAAGGTTTCTTGATTCATATTGATTTGTTAAGTGTTTGTGAAACCTAGAATAAGTTTTTAGACTAGGTTTTTGTGATAGTGAGAGTTACTGTGATATTAGCTTAGGATTATACCTGATATAACCTTCTTGTTGTAAACCTTTACTTCTAAGTATTCTCAAAATTGCGTTTGTTGTAAAACCATGACCCTTTCGAGCCTTATACCCTAAACTTTCCAATTTTCTCTTAATAGTCTCCGAACCACAATGTAAGGAAACTTTTAATTCGCATATTTTATTGATTACCTCTTGTTCGTCTGGATTATCAATAAGTGTTTTACCACCATCTACCCGCATTTTCCCGTAGGGAACTTGTCCGCCAGATAACTTTCCTTCTTTCCTTAATTCTTCCCTCTTAATAGCTCCTAATTTTATTAGCGAATTATCAACGTTGTGTATTTTTTCATGGCAATCTATACATAGGGTTATCATATTAGACACCCTATTACTACCTCCGCGCGATTTTGGTACGAGATGGTGATGTTGTAAGTTTTCAGTAAGTCCACAAGCTACACAATACTTATGTTTCATAATCGTTTCTCAGTTGTGTTTTAAAACCCGCTAGAGGTTTAAGTCTAGCGGGAGATGGTTGGTTGATTAACTTAAACAAAATCTGGAAATAATTTCTGAGATGCAGCAACTCTTTCCAAATGAGTTTTAACGTCGCAAGTTTTTAAATTTAACATTGCGTATAAGTTTGCCCCAGACAAAATGAATCTTTGATATACAACGTCCATAAAACTTCTTTCATAAAACCACTCCCAATAAGAATCTCCATAGAAATACTCAGACGCTTTATGGCAATAACTACACAAACAATGTAGATTACTAACATCGTTACTACCGCCTTTGCACAGTGGTTGAATATGCGCCCTTTCTAGCTTGTGACCATAATCCATTCCGCAAGCGAAGCATACATTCATATCTAAAAATTCACATTTACTATCAAAACCTTTAGCTACAATATCTAAATTATTCTGCCAGTAATTCCTAATCACACTCTCTGATGGCATATCAGCTCTATTATTACTCATTCACACAATCTCCAGTAAAACCGAGACTAGGGAGTCTAATGTCGGATATAAGTTAGTTTATTTCAAATTAGGAATAGCGTCAACTACATCTTGGTACCAACGTAGTTGTTTTACTGGTGTTCTGCCGTTAGCTTTGTCAACGTCTACCATTTCTGAATAAGGTTTACCTTTCTCAGTAGCTTCCCATTTACCTAAGACGCTTTCTTGAAAGCCGTGCGTTTGCAATAACAAATTAAACGCGCGTGCTTTGATGCCTAAAGGTTCACCTAATTGTGTCACAGTGAATGTTTGTTTAGGTACATCACAAGTTAGCATTTTAATGTCCATGATAGCCATTGGAGATTCACCTAAGCGTCGAGTAATCGCCTTATCAGCAGACAATAATGCTTGATTGCCAGATAAGCCAAACAAATTTGCTAATTTAATAGCAGCTTCTGTTTCATTAACGATAACTGATAAGTCAGATTTTTTGATGATGATAGATTCACCTTTCAATAGAGAGTCGATTTGCATATCACACCAAACAGCAAAATCTGGATTTAACCATCTTGCAAATACAATTGCTAATTTTGGATGTAACCAAGTACCTTGTTCATCAATAACACCACCTTTTCTAACAAGTACCAAATCGGATTCTGTCGATGGGATAATACGCCCATCGGAATTTAAATGCTTAGTCAATGCGGTGATATATTCTTTTGATGAATCGGTTTTAAGAAAATCTTTTGGGACTTTACCAAACGCTTTAGCAATTTGCGTAGCATTGATATAAGCATCGTCAGATTGAAAGATTACTGGAATTTCGTTGTATTGGAGTGTTACTAATTTTGTCATTTTGATTCCTTTATGGAGGCGGCTCTCAGAGCGTTGAAATATAAACGCAACCGCCAAAACATAAGGTTTTTGATATTTCTATTCAGTGCTGAGACACTATGTTGATAATTATACACAAATCAATCATAAAGTCAAGCTCTAAATAGTGTACTACAGTTTTAAATCCATTGCAAATAAAAACCTCCTACCACGAATCCGCAATAGGAGGTCTCAACTTTTGGAGAAAGTTATTTGCTATTCGATGATTTGCCAGTCTTCTGATAAACAATCATTAACGCTAGGTACCCAAGTGCTAACCGTGTCATCAACGTTTTTAATCGCCATATAAGCGTTGTATGGTACCAAACTGTCTTCACCGAAGAAACTTTTTGCTACATCGGTACGAGCTGGATATTGGTTTGCTGGTACAAGATAAACAAACATCCCTTTTCCATTCCAGCCAGCCCGCGCAACTTTTTTACCTTGCTTTAAGGCTTCAATTGCAAGCCCAAATGATAAATCTTGTTTTTGTAATCGAGTTAAATCGCTTAACAACGAATATACAAATTTAATTTCAACATCTTCATCATTCAATACTGCTTCAGCGACATCTTTTACATTTTCCATAATCATTTACCTGCCGCTTGTTGCATACGTTCAGCCAATGCTGGGTTTTCTTTAATCATTCGTGCTTGCGCTGTCACGTTGAAAGAAGCTCCTGCTTTGAATGGATTAGTTCCACCAGCAACAAAACCTGAGCCAGTTGCGCCACCACCTTGATGCGTACCAAACCAATGTGGGTAACGCGCTTGACATTCAGAAATCCATAAATCAGGATTTAAATAACCTGGTACACCGCGTAAACCGTCTTTAGTAACAGGATTTTGATTATCGTCCACTTCAAATTCGCGTTCAGCTACTAAATGAATATGCTCATGAAACTCAACTGGGATTTTGTGTTTAGTAATCGCTGATTGTACATTATCGGTAATGATACGCGCACGGCGTTCTTGTTCAAACTGTTGTAGTTTAGTTGTTGCAGTTGAGTATTCAGCTTCTAACAATTGCAACTTAGCTTCTAATGGTCTTGTCACAGACTTAACCTTAGCGTCAGCTACGGAAGCTACCGCTTGGTCAAATTTACCATCGTCTAATTTAGCTTCTTTAGCCGCTTTTAGTTCTTCAACTAAGGATAATTGTTCCATAATCGCAGCAGGTTCTAAATTGATTTCTTTATAGGCTGATAACTCAGCTTTCGCAGCAGCTAAGTCACTTCGTTCTTTACGCAAAGCCTCGCTAATTTTAGCGATGTCTTCAGATGTTTTTAAACCTTTTACGGCAGTTAGCTTGAATACTTCACCCTCTTGAGTGTATAATTCGTGTAAGTAGTCAGGGATAGCATCTAAGGTTGTTTCGATAGGATTTAATTCAATACTCATAGTTAGTTTTTTATTCGGTTGGTTAAAGGAATTATTCAATAATGATACTAGCATACATTATAGCTATTGTCAAGCCTTGATGCTGGAATGGCGGCTAGTATCTGTACATTTAGGTAGACTTAACGCCTAATTTCAAAGTACGTTTGACATCTGGTACAGGTTTAGCTTCACCCATGATACCACCGTCTGCGTTTGTCACATTAGCCTTGGCAACAACTTCCCCGTCAGTAACATCACTATTAGATTCAGCCTTCATAGCAGCCTCAGCAGCCAACTTAGCTTCACGTTCTTTCTTAGCCGCTTTAGATTCTTCAGCATAACTTCTCGTAGTTAGTTTCTGCGTGCGTAAAATATCGTGTACAGATTCTTCTTGCAAAGGCAATCCCATCGAAATTGCTTGCATCAATTGTACAAAATCTTGCCCGTGCATGGTAGTATTCACGAAGTCTAAGTTTGGAGTCACACTTACTAAATCGGGGTCACATTTCATCCACACAGCACACAATTTTAAGATTTTTTCTAAACCGTAAGATGCTGTAATGGCTAATTGCGTCATATTAGCCGTTTGAGCGACCATGCGTAAGCGTAACGCATCGCCAGATTCTTGTGTTGATTTTGAATTCAACATTTGTCCAGCTTTAGCTTGCGCTGAGCTACGGTCATTCTCAAGCGATTGACGCATTTCAGACAGTCCTGATGATGACACACCAATGAACTTAGCATCTCCTCCGACGTGAATGTCGATTTTACTACCCGCTCCTACGCGAGTATCTTCGTCAGGGTTGTTGTTACCTCCAATTACAACTAGCGTTTCTTGCCCTTGCATATACAACGTGTGACGATAATCAGCTTCAGCACGGTAGATTGATAAACAAGCACGAGCTAATCCTAATAATGGTGGTACATCAGGGACTGATAAAATGTCTTTTGTATTGATAAACACAAACGGAATTTCTTGCAACGGAGTGCTGTACATCATCGGAATGACGATTTCTGAATCGTCTAATGATTGTGACTCAGAAACTGCTTGACGATAATACGAACCTGAGTTTTCATCTTCTAAGTTAAGAGTATTGCCTAATACTAAAATGCGATATTTATTTTGATAATACCATGTGAAGTCTGATGAACGATAATAATTCGATTCGTCTAGTACAACTAGATTGAGTGCGTTTTTACCAGCAATCGTATCGCCATCATCCCAATTGATAATGTTTTCAGCATGATACATGGCTAGGTACGGCATAGGCTTACCGACAGTAGCATTACTATCAATATCTAAAAGCAAGCCTACGCGCCCAGCAACAAGCTGTTGTGCATGAATTCGACGTAGTAAATTGTCTAACGAATCACCCGTAATCGTTGCGTTCTCACGCATGAATTCCATTTCTGGTGGCAATGTGATTGCAGTGGGTTTGTTGTGCAATAAGCCGATATACGATTCCACAGCGGTATTCACATAATCTGGATAAACAGCACGAGTTTTATATGATTGATAGTTAGCGTAGCCAACGTCATTAGAATTCATACCGTCTAATAATTGACCGCCTGTTGGTGGTAGGTAGGCTACACCTTTGCGCTTAATTGCATCTTCACCTTTATAACTGTCGCGTAGTAACTGCCAGTCTGCAATTTGTTCTGTGTAAAGCGGGTGTACGGAGTTTATCATTTGTTACCCTTACGGTTAAGTTGCTGGTGTAGTAAATTAGAAATCATGTGTCATCTCCCACATTGTAATAATCATGGGTACTTTGTGAGGCGTATTGTTGCGGATACAATTACGAAATTCGTGTAGTAGTTGTTTTTGATATAATTTAACCATTGACTTTTTGAAATGTTTGTGTTTATGTTTAGCCATAACTTATACCATAATTAAGGTTGTTTGTCAAATTTGATAGGTAATAAAAAGCCAGATGGTTAGTCTGGCTAGGTTAGTTTAAATTTACCTTTGTTTCCCCCCCTCACAGGTTTAGCTCGTTTGTCTTGTCGTTATGGCTTGTAATCTTTAAAGTTGTCCATGATGAGTAATAGTAGTTTAATGAAAGTTATGGGCAGGATGGTTAGTAGGGCTAGGATTAGGTTTGCTAATGGTTGTAAATTACCCTTTCTTTTTAGTTGCATTTTATGACAAACCTACCGTTTTACCAGAACGTGCGCCTGTGGCGGTGGAGAGGATTAGGTAGCGAATTTCATCTGCTGCGTGGTCATTTGAGTTGGTATCTAAATCATCAGGGTTTTTAGGACATCTTGGTAATGATGGGAAAATTTCTATAAAATGTCTACAGTTGCTAAAAACAAACAGCCCTGCATATTCTCTAACTCCACCTAACGGCTTAACTGCGTTTGCTAAATGTCGCCTAATAGCTTCCCAGCCAGCAACCCTAGAACCAGATGCTTTATCTGACCTAGTCCATGTTATACCTGGAACAACTTTGTTATCGTCCAATCGAATAGGTTTCATCATAGACGCGGCAATACTATTACCGTTGTCCATTGTCCAAATAGCATTATCTGCTGCACCAGGAACAACCCTGTGGTAAATACCCATTTCAATTTCACGTTCAACGATACCTTTTGCAATATCAGCAGCAAGCATTTTTAAACCGACATTATATTTACCTTCTTCACATCCTAACCATTCTGCTATTCTGAAAATATCACCGCGCACAGTGCTTATCACTCTACCGTCATGTAATTCAACATCACTACCATCAGAAATAGCGTGCCACCCAACAGAGAATGGTTTGCTACTACCATAATCAAAATTTCTAGTAATTTTCCATGATGACGGGATTGAAAAAGGTTTTACCACATGGGCATCATATTGCCATAAATCATCAAACATTCCACCTTCAGAATACCCATCCCAATCACCTAATAACCAAGCTCTGCGTTTAAAAGGGTCTGTGATAGCGTGAAGATCAGCCACATATTGCGGGTCGAGTTTTGAATTTTCTCGCCAAGATGAAAATATCCAACATTGCGTCTTAGTGATAATTTCATCTTTTTGGGTTCTTGGATTAAAAACTTTAATTTCAGTTTTTAAAATTTCACCAGGAGCAGACTTGTCAATGAAGCGGGACTTAACCCAATTTCGCCCGATCCCAGATGGATTTGTACTCGGCATGATAATGAGCGGTAATTGAGGCAATAAGCTACCGTCTGGTAGCGGATGGTCTTCGGGTACAAAACTACTTCGATTAAGACTCATTACAGCGTCAAATACGTCAGGTGTGGCGTGCTTTGTTAATTCGTTAGGTGAGATGAAGCAGTTTTTAGAAATTAGCCGAGTAGTAGGATTGATATAACAATTAACATCTTCCACCGTAATGTCAATTGTAGGATGTATTCCACAGGGTAGAACCTGAATATAACCGTAATCAAATTTAAAGTCTGTGTGTACAGCATCCGATGTTTTATAAGGGTGTAAAAACCAATCGTTTCCAATAGTATCACTTATTAACGCAACTGTTTGTTTGTTTTTAGCCTTCTGAAAACCCCTGCTTCTATAAGTTAGAAGTTTGTGGTCGGTAGATTGAATTTGATGCCCAATTATATTATTTTGCTTATCGAATACATAAATTGCGTTACATTCTTTTTCTTGTGTGGGAAAAATCTTAGTTATAGCCTTATATCCAACAGGTGTTAAAATTTTATCACCTAAAACGACATTTTGTATTTCAATTAAACCTTTATTTTCAATATCTACTAGACTATGACAAGCTACACAGAATTCACTACCATGTAGCTTATTGTAATCATCCATATTACTAATAGCTCTAAATAAAATTTCTTCTCCTCCAGGGAACTGCCATTTTAAATCGCCTTTCGAGCTGAGGAATTTTGCACCATCTTTAAATTGTGGAAAATATCGTTTAGATTTACTTATCAAATCCTCTAATGATGATGTTTGAGTATCGTAAAATAAGGCACGGAAATATCTTCCGTAGCCAATTCCAATAAATTTTCTTGCCGCCATCAGAGTAACGTCACTTTTACCTGACCCCCTGGAACCAGCCAAAAGCGTAATGTTAGCTGGGCAATTCATGGCGAGAGTTTGCGACCCTGGTTGGGGACTCCATACAATAGGTCTATTATCCATGATTAGCGTATTCACCAAAGTATTCGTTAGCGGCTTTACAATAGGCTTCGTGAGCTTCTTGTTCTGTTTTATATTGACCTAAACATTTACGTTTTCCATTTATAACTATACCAGCTCTCCACTTACCACGTTGTTTGTCAAAAGAGCAACCTTTTAATTTATCGGAATTGTTTTTACTATTCATTCCATTTTGACTTACACTTACCAATCTTAAATTACACCAACGATTATCATGGCGTACTCCGTTCATGTGGTCAACTTTTAAATGTAAAGGTATCTCCTCGCCCGTATGTAGCCAATAGATAACTCTCTGTAACACTTTTATTTTTCCTGAAACAGTGACGTATAAATAACCGTCTTCTTTTTTAAATATTATTTCATTACCAGCGTATCTAGTATTCCATCTACGCATAATACCCACATCCTTAAAATGACTAATCGGACGTTCTTTCCACTTAACAATTCCAGTTTCAGGGTTATAGTCGAAACATTCGTTTATGTTTTCAGATGTTAATTCAAATTCTGATTTTTTAACAATCTTAGTTTCTAAATGTGACCAATCTTTAGTTTCTGCTTCTTTACGGGCTTTTATTGCGTCTTCTTTGTTTTTAAATGTGCCTAGATAAACTCCGTTTCCTCTTATGTTAAACATCGATTGCCAAGCGTCAGAATCTTTAACATACGAAACTCCTTTACAACCAGATTTATTATCACTTGGTATTTTTCTATTGTGTTGATTTTCACTTTCAGTAACATCGCGCAAATTACTAAATTTATTATCAAACCCATCTCCATTTATGTGGTCAATCTGTCCAATAGGGTCTTCACCAGTCATTAGTTTCCATATAACGCGATGTGTTGCAGTGGTAATTTCCCCTATAGTTGTTCTATAGTATTTACCGTTGGCTTGTTTAGCTGCCGATAAACCTTTTAACCGATTATTCCAAGTATCTGTATAAGACTGATTTTTAAAATGCTCTAATGGTCGCTCCTTCCATAGCAATTCACCTGTTTCTGGAAAGTATGAAAAACATTCATTAAGATACTGTTGTGAAGGTAGTTGTTTTGGTTTTGTCATGTTAGACCTCTGAGTTAGATATTTTTGAGTCATTAAAAGTTAATGATGGAACGCATAGTTACTCAAGCTATACTTTGGTTGCAATCCATTCACCATCAATCAACAATCCTACCACACTCCACCAAAAAACGCAAGCAATAAAAACTTGATAATAAAAAAGCCCAACTTATCGCTAAGTCAGGCTTCAACACTCTGGAGAAATGTTATTTTATTCTACAGTAAAGTAACCGCTTGAAACGGCAACATTGTTTCTTTGTATTCACCATTCGTAACCATTGCAACTAACAGACTATCGTCTTCGTAGTCAATACCGATAACAGTCATAAGTAAACCCGCTTCTAAGTCTGACTGTAAGAACACTACGTCGCCGATGTCGAAGTCTAAGTCCATACCTGTGTCACAATCACATTCTGCACTGCAACCTACAGGTTCAATCGCATCAGGAAAAATGTCATGTAAGATACCTTGTTGTGTCGTGTTTAAATCCAATGCTTCGATTAACGCTGTTTGTAATGACATTTTGTTTCCTTTAAGGTTAGTTAAATTACTATCTTCACATAAACTGCCTGAATTGTTCACCGCTACAGGCTCGCGGGTTTTCTTACTGGAGGAGTTTAAGCGTTAATTAAATCATAGTTATTGGTGTTTGTCAAGTTCTTTCGTATAATAAACCACCAATCATCACAGTGTCGTTTGTTGTGTCAATTTTATTTTCTAGCATATTCACCATGATAGAGTTCTTCGGCTGCTTTACGGGCGGAGATGGCTTCTTCCTTGGTGGAGAATGTGCCTAATCTAATTCGGTTTTTATTTACCGTTATTCTAGCTAACCAATTATCGTTCCTTTTAATATAATCAACTCCTCTTAATTCATTTGTACTTTTTACATTGTATCCATTCTCAACCCTAGTCACCAATCTTAAATTCTCATAACGATTATCAGATGGGTTGTTATTTATATGGTCAATTATATCACCTTTTAAAGGTTCTTCACCTGAATTAAACCAGTAAATCAATCGGTGTACTTGAAACGCCTTATTATTTATCTGACATGTTATATATTTGTCAGGACGCATTGTACCTACTTTTTTACCACTGTTTATTTTAAATAAATGTCCATTTTCATAATAATAATTTGATTTTAAATATTCGAATGTCATCACGAAAATAGAATTATTTTTTGATTTAGCTTCGGCGTAAACATCTTTATTATTTTGCAACCATTCCTCTCTAAGACAAATAGCTTCTTCTTTTGAATTACATTCACCAGATGTTTTATTTCTGTTAATTGCCGCAGAATACTGCCATTTCTTTCTGTTAGTATCATATCGAATACCTTTAATACCACTCTTATTATTGGATTGATTTTTCTTATTCATCATATTTTCAGAATGTGTAACATCTCTTAGATTTTCGATACAATTATTTGATTTATCATTATCAATATGGTCAATACTACCAATAGGTTCATTACCTGTCATCATTTTCCAAATCAGTCGATGTGAAAGGTATCTAGTATTGAGAACATATATTCGGGTATATCCGCTAATATGAATAGTACCAGCTACATTGCCAGCAGTTGTGCCATTGAAAATATTCATCCCAGTTGCATTTTTAAAATGATGAATAGGTCTTTCTTTCCATATTAAAATACCTGTTTCAGCATCATAATCGAAACATTCTTTTAAATATTCTTGGGATGGTAGTAGTTTTGGTTTTTGGCTTGACATTTGATTCCTTTTTTAGCGTTAAGGTTAATTTGATTAGCTATTCACTATGAAAGTGAACACGGAACTCTTGCTAAAGGAGGTTCAGGTGTACAGCCCTATCCGTGTAAGTATCATTATTTCATAAATTTATGATTTTGTCAAGTTGAATATCTCTATAATAATATGCTCCGCCAAACAAAGCAATGTCTCCTGTTGTATCACAGTAATCATGAATTACACGTTTCTTTTCCGAATCTACGACAGTATAGCAAAAGCCATTAGTCCAATGTTGATAATCTTCGGTGTAGCTCGCGTCAATTATGCACGCTGCACCCAATTGTACATGAAAAAATGAACCGTAAGTATAATTGTAATCTGCTGTTGTCAAAAACCTGTGATGATGACCGTAAATGCTAGGTAACCCATGCTTCTTTACAGAAGGATAATGTCCTACTAATAATGTATCGCTAATCACAATAAAATTCTTTTCGGAGTCTTTCTTAACGCGGGATTCTTTATAATTTGCAAAGTCGGCAGAACCTATGTAGTTTATTTGCAACTCATCGAGTTTAAATAATTTTGACGGTGTGATATTTGAAAACTTATCTAGTACATCTGCAAAGTACGGTGATTGTTCACATAAATGCTTAAATACGCGATAATCGTGATTGCCTTGTAATATTGTAATTTCAGCATTAAGATTATGTTTTCGCAGTGTAGTTAAAAAATCATGAACCCACAACAATTCATCTAATGCCGAATGACCTCTAGGGTCGTGGTTATATTTCGAGAAGTGTGAGAAGTCCCACAAATCACCAGCAATTACTATATGGGAAGGTTGCGTCCTAATCGAAGCCTGAATGAAAGTGTTAATGGTGAATACATCTGCAAGGGTAGAATGTATATCCGATATAGTAAGTACAGTTTTGAAGCGAGCGTTGTTTGTAATTTTAAATTTATCAGCATATTCTTTTAAGTCGTTTTCAATAGTTAAGTTTATTTTGCTATTGTTTACAATGTGATTCGTGAATTGTTTTTGGCTCTGGTTAGGTAATAACCCAGCCTGAATCTTGTAATTCGAAAATGTCCCGAATGCATTTACCCACTCCTTATCAGGCAACACCTTACGCAAGTTAGCACGGGTGGGTTTGTCTAGGCATTGTAATGTTTTGATTAGTTGTTCGCGCATATATGTCTGCTTATAAGGTTAGTTATTAGCAGACTATATATCACAGTGTTTGCTGGTTGTCAAGCGGATTAGTTACCTAGAGGTAGTTCGTCATCCTCTGAGTCGGTGTCTTCTTCTGGATCTACTAGCGTAGGTTTAAAAATCCTATCCCAGTTGTCAGCATATTGCTTTCTGTTCACAGTTCTATCAGAATCACCTTTACCGCCGTGAGATTGTCTTGCTTTCATGTTTTGCATTTTAATTTCCTTTTTTCTTAAATTTACAATCTACCAGAAATCCAGTTTTTATGCAAGTTTTATGATAGGGTGGGTGACTCATATCTAGCTATTAGCTTCACATAAATTCCCAGACGCACTTAGCATTAAAGGCGTTACCATCAATCTTCTTACGCCACTTGCGATATTTATCAAATCTAGCATCTTGTCTTTCACATAATTCAATAGCGAGACTTCTTGGTAGTAAAGCGTGTGGTTTTCGTTGATTGAAGGTGTAAACGCTACCCGCTTTAAATTCTACCATTTCATAATAACCATTTGATTTATGCACGAATGCAGCATTAAGGTGAACATATTTTATCTTTATCACATACCAAGATTTGCTATTTATAGTATCGTGCGTATCACAATGTAAGTCCATCCACGCACAACTGATAATTAATTTATCAGGTGAATACTTAGCGAAGTTGCTATTGGCGTTAGGTGTAGTTGTGAATGAGAATGGCAAAGGCTTCATTTT